TTCATGGAGAGATGAATATTTTTATAAATATTTTTATGGACAAGTCCAACACAAATATAAAGTCGACACCTCAGTATACGATAAAGCTCTAGAGTTATATCAACCTAAAAATTATTTATTTGAAAAAGGTATTAGGTTTGATAAAGCTCCTATAGAAGATGAAGGTAGATTTGATAGTCATTTTGGAATGACTTTATCTATCAAACGTGCTTGGGATTTATTAGAACAAACTGGAATAAAATACGACTATGTTATTAGAGCTAGATTTGATTTATTATTTTCCCATTATAATATAATAGATCACCCTTATTTAACCGATATAACTCAATTAGATCCTAATAAAGTTTATTCGTTTAAAAAAATATACGATAGAGAAGGAAGACTTAACTTAAACGATCAGTTTGCAGTTGGAGGATACGATGTAATGAAAACTTATCACAATTTCTTTCCTCATCTCCTTCATTATTATTTTTATAATAAACCTTATCATGAACTAATGGACTCAGTCCCTGCTAGTAGATTTTATGTGGAAACTTCTTTTAGACAATATTTAAGAGATCAAAATATAGATTTATCTATAGAACATTTTCCTAATATCTATGAAACTTTACTAGATGGTAAAATTAAACCAACTTGGGACGCAGCAAGAATAATGAGATGAAAATAGCTTTATTACTTAGTGGTCAACCTCGTAGATATAGACACGGATATCATGAAATAAGACGTTGGTTTTTAGAACGTTATGATATTGACGTTTATATGCACGCTTGGAAAGCAAAAGAATTTCATAAATATAACTTTTTTAATGGGGGTAAATTAGAAAAAGTTCATCAAGTAGAGGATGATTTATATAATAATCTAGTTAATTGGTATCAACCTAAAGACTATTTATTTGAAAAGTCGATTCAATTTGATAGTGCTGATTTAAAAGGCCCTCATAACCAACGTCTAAACTCTCAAATGGGAATGTGGATGTCCCTAAAACGTGCCTGGGATTTAATGGACAACTCAGGAATCAAATATGATTTAATCTTTAAAACACGTTATGATCTTTTATATACTCATAGAGTATCTAATGAATGTGTACTCTTAAAAAACCTAACCCAGTTAGACCCAAATTACCTCCATCATTTTGAATATGCTGAAAGTTGGAACCAATCTTCCTATCAAATGAATGATCAGCTTGCAATTGGTGGGTATGATGTAATGAAAGTATATTGTAACTTGTTTTCTTCAATGATTAATACTATATTCGTTGACCCTACTTACAGTAGTAGTTATACTGATATTTTTATAAATGAAACTTTAATTTTTCAACATCTAAAAAATAACAACATTCCCAAAGCTCCTATATATAGTGGATTTGGTGGAACACGAGGTATTGATTGTGGATGTGACATAATGAGATAAAATGGAACCAAAGTTATATGTACATTGTCCTTACATAGGACCCACAGGTTATAATAGACACGCTCAAGATTTTTTTAAACATTTATCTAAATATATTGATTTAAAAATTCGAAATTATAGCGTTGGTCGATCTTGGGGTGGTTATAATGACGAACCTCATAATGGTGAAGATTACTTAACTGAGTTAGATAAAAAATTACTTTATGAGCAAACTCTTATCCATGATGGTTTAATCTCAATAGACCACAAAATCTACACTCAGCACTCTAATGAATTTGATCATAATTTAAATTTAGTTTTAGGAGATACTAATCACCCATACTTTTATAATGTATACAAAGGTCCTAAAATTGCTTATAATGTTTGGGAATCTACTTTACAACCAGATGGATTTTTTAACCAACTAAAACATTTTGATCAGGTTTGGGTTCCTTCTCAATGGCAAGCCGAACATACTATTGCTCAAGGTATCTCATCCGATAAAGTAAAAGTTGTACCTGAAGGAGTAGATACTACTATTTTTTATCCTGAAGATCCTCAAACTACTTTAGATTATGTAGATGGGAGATTTAAATTTGTTTTGTTTGGTCGTTGGGAATATAGAAAAGCTACTAAAGAAATAATTGAAACTTTCCTTAAAGAATTTACCCCAGATGAACCTGTTGATCTTATCCTTTCAGCAGATAATCCGTTTGCTAATGATGGTTTCAATTCAACAGAAGAACGTTTAGAACATTATGGTTTTACTGATAAACGTATTAAAGTAAAACATTTTCCATCACGCGAAGACTATATTACATATATGAAAAATGGTCATGTATTTTTATCGTGTGCTCGTAGTGAAGGATGGAATTTACCACTAATTGAAGCAATGGCTTGTGGCACACCTGCTATTTACTCAAATTGTTCAGGTCAATTAGAATTTGCTAAAAATAGAGGATTACCTGTTAGAATTAAAGGTGAAGTAAAAAATCCAAATGACGTTGGTAATTATTACGAACCTGATTTTGAAGATTTAGCGTATGTAATGCGTGATGCTTTTGTAAATTACATGGATCATAAAAAACGTGCTATTGAACAAGCAAAATTTATCCATAGAGATTTTAATTGGGATAAAGTAGCTAAAATAGGTAAAAATACACTCCAAGAATTCCTTAAAACTTATAACCCAGAACTAAAATCTAATATCACAGATATAAGTTATTTAAATGGTCCTAGAGTTGAAATAACAGGCGATATAGAAGAAGAATATTTAGTAGAATTTATTGATAGTAGAGATAATAAAATAGTTTATAGTGATACTATTAAAAATAATATGTGGACCAAATGTTCTAAAAAATATTATATACCTTGGATTATTAAAGTAAATGGTGAAGAAGTTTCTAGATTAAATTTAGAAAATCAACGTGTTTTAATTTCATTGGATTCTAAATCAATTGGTGATACTATCGGATGGGCTCCTTATGCTGTTGAATTTGCTAAAAAACACAATTGCAAAGTTGTATTATCTACATTCCATAATGATTGGTTTGAAGGTTTAGAAGCTTATAAAAACATAGAATTTACCCCTCCCGGTACCTCTACAGAATGCTATGTTCATTATAAAATAGGTTGGTTTAGAGATGAAAATGGGGGTTGGAAAGACTTTGACTTACACCCACGTCAATGTAATACTATCCCGATGCAAGCAACCGCAACTGATATTTTAGGATTAGATTATAAAGAATTAAATTATGGTCTTAATTTTAAAAAAGGAGATAGACCTATTAAACAAAAATATGTTGTTATAGGACCTAATGCTACCGCTGGGTGTAAAGAATGGAATTATAATTATTGGTTAGCTTTATCTAAACTATTAAAGCAAGCTGGTTATACTGTAATTTCATTAACCCAAAACGAATATAAAATGGATGGAGTTATAAATCATTATGGGCATCCTTTAAATGTAGTTACTAATTATTTATACCACGCCGATTTATTTATAGGACTAGGCTCAGGATTATCATGGTTAAATTGGGCTTTGGGAAAACACACGGTAATGATTAATGGATTTTCTGAAAAAAATCATGAATTTACTTCAAAAGTTACTCGTATTATGAACGAAACTGCTTGCATTCCATGTTGGACTAATCCAAATTTTGTATTTGATGCTGGTGATTGGGATTGGTGTCCTATTTGGAAAGGAACTGATAAACAACATATTTGCCAAAAATCTATAACCCCAGGACAAGTATTTACTCAAGTTAAAAAACTATTAAACAATAAAAAATAATTTAATATTTATATCATGTCAAACACATATCTTACAAAAGAAGAAATTACAGAATTACAAAATCTCCGTACCCAAGAAGGACAATTAATTGCCCAATTAGGTGAAATAGAATACCAATTGTATCTATTAGAACAAAACAAAGAAGCTATTAAACGTCAAATTAATAACTTTAGCCAAGAAAGAGATAAAACAGCTCTTAGGTTACAAGAAAAATATGGAGAAGGATCTATCGATATAGATTCAGGAGAATTTAAAAAAACAAATTGATTTTTGAGCTTTTTTTTGATATTTATTATAAAATAACAACCTATTAGCAATGGCAGAAACTCTAGTATCACCTGGCGTATTAGCAAGAGAAAACGACCAGTCCTTTATTACTCAACAACCTGTTCAAGTAGGCGCAGCTATTGTTGGCCCTACTGTAAAAGGTCCTGTAGAGATTCCTACAGTTGTAACTTCTTATAGTGATTATCAAAACCGTTTCGGTACTACTTTTACAAGTGGTAGTGACGCCAATGATGAGCAAGTATACACATATTTAACCTCTATCTCAGCTTACAATTATTTCCAAAATGGTGGAGATACTTTATTAGTATCTAGAGTAGTATCTGGTTCTACAAGTTGGGGTTACGCTACAGCTAGTGTTGTAGGTACAGATTCTACAGCTTCATTCACCTTACAAACTCTTGATAAAGGCGCTATTTGGAATAACTCAGGTTCACAGATCGAAATTACAGGAGGTTCAGGTTCACTTGTTTCAGGATCTGCTGATAATATTAGATGGGAAATTGCTACTGCTAGTACAGCTTCAGGTACTTTCTCTTTATTAATTAGAAGAGGTGATGATAATAGCAATAATAAAATTGTACTTGAAACTTGGAATAACTTATCTCTTGACCCATTCCAACCAAACTACATTTCTAGAGTATTAGGTGACCAAACACTCCGATATAACGATGAAGACTATATTGAAATCTCAGGATCATTCCCTAATGCATCTCGTTATGTAAGAGTTTCATCTGTAAATAATACTCCAAATTATTTTGATAATGCTGGTGTAGCCAAAACACAATATACAGATTACATCCCAGTAGTAGGTAGTGGATCAGCTGCAGGTACATTTACGGGTGGTACTGGAATTAATATTCCATCTACAACCAATTATGGACCTGCCAAATACTACGAAAATATTTCTGGTACAGATGCTACAACAGGAGGTAATACACAAGGTTTAAAAGGAAGTGATTACGATAATATGTTAGATCTTCTTTCAAACCAAGATGATTATAGATTTAATGTATTGTTAACTCCTGGTTTAATTGATACTCTTCAAACCTCTCAAATTACTACAGCAATCAATAATACTCAAAATAGAGGAGATAGCATTTATGTATTTGATACTGTAGCTTTTGGTAGCACAATTAATGCTACTATTACACAAGCCTCTGCTAGAGATACTTCATACGCTGCTACTTACTGGCCTTGGTTAAGAACAATCGACCCAGACTCAGGTAATTTCGTGTGGGCACCAGCTTCTACAATGATTGGCGGGGTTTACGCGTTTACTGACGCTTCCTCTGAGCCATGGTTCGCTCCGGCGGGTATTAATAGAGGTGGTTTAGACACGGTAATTACCGCGGAAAGAAAATTATCTCAAGGTAACAGAGATACCTTATATCAAGGTAATGTTAACCCAATTGCTACATTCCCTGGTCAAGGTGTTGTAGTATACGGACAGAAAACACTACAAAAACAAGCATCAGCTCTTGATCGTGTAAACGTTCGTAGATTGTTAATTTCTCTTAAGTCTTATATTTCTCAAGTTGCTCAAAACTTAGTATTTGAACAAAATACCGCAGCTACTAGAAATGCATTCTTAAGCCAAGTTAACCCATATCTCGAATCAGTACAACAACGTCAAGGTTTATATGCTTACAGAGTGGTGATGGACGACTCAAACAACACTCCAGATGTAATCGACAGAAATCAGATGGTAGGCGCAATTTACCTTCAACCAACCAAAACTGCTGAATTCATTATCCTCGATTTCAATGTGTTGCCTACAGGCGCTACATTCCCAGGGTAAAAGTTTAAGGAGTGAATATTTATAATAAATAAATAAGTAATAAGATGGCAGTATTATCACCAAACGAAATATTTTTTACAGCGTTTGAACCAAAACAAGCTAATAGATTTATCATGTATGTAGACGGTATTCCGGCTTTCATGATTAAAGGAATTAGTGAAGTGTCTTTAACTCAAGGTGTAGTTAATCTTAACCACATTAACGTAGAACGTAAAGTTAAAGGTAAATCAGTATGGAACAACATGACAATGACATTGTTTGATCCAATCACACCTTCAGGTGCACAAGCTGTAATTGAGTGGGTACGTTTATCCCACGAATCAGTAACAGGCCGTGATGGTTATTCTGATTTCTATAAAAAAGACTTAACAATTAATGTATTAGGTCCTGTAGGTGATGTAGTATCCGAATGGATTCTTAAAGGTGCCTTCCCAACTAACGTTAACTGGGGTGCTTATTCATGGGATACAGTTGATACTGCAATCGAAATTTCGGTTGAAATGGCAATGGATTACTGTATTTTGAACTTCTAATAAAGAAAATACATATTTTTGTAAAGAGAGCTTGGATTCGTTCAAGCTCTTTTTTATATTGATATTTATACACGACAATAGTTTTAACAAATAAGTATATGGAATTTAAATTACCAACTGAAACCATTGAGTTACCCTCTAAAGGTTTAATTTATCCCGAAGGAAATCCTTTAGCATCTGGGGAAATTGAAATGAAATACATGACTGCTAAAGAAGAAGATATTCTCACAAACCAGGCATATATTCAAAATGGAACAGTTATTGATCGACTTTTAAGATCTTTAGTAATATCTAAAAT